AATAAGTCCTTCAACTCCAAGAAGAGATACATCTTTCTGCTCTACTTCTTCTACGATCTCTCTATCCTGATCAATCGGAATTGTTACCGGTTTACCCTTTACACCATCACCTTTGGCTGCTGTTCTAGCTGTTCCGTAGTCCTTTGGTGTAGCGTTTGCAAATCTCTTTGCTTCTACTGTTCCGGCATGTGGATCACCGGAAAGTTCTGTGTTTTTCATCTTTCCGGAAATTGTAAGTTTCTGTACGTTCTCGATAACTTTTCCATATTCCTCAGCAAGGAACATCTTTCCAGAAGGATCGAGAAGTGTGTTTAATGACGTAATTCTTGTATCTGCCATGTTCGTATCTCCTTTAACTGTTTAAGGTCAACGATTATCTCGAATTGATAACCGTGCTATAGCATGACTACCACACAGTAGGTGGTGTGTACACAGGAGTCTTACTTGACTCTCCGCCCTTTGTAGTTGGTACCGTGAATGTTGGTGCAGCCGGTGCATCTGTCTGTGCGAATGCATCCTTCTGTGATTCTCTCAGCTCTGTCATATAATCATCGAGTCCGAGGATTTTTTCACCTTCACGTTTCAGCCCTTTTTCTTTGATCATGCTGATAATTCCTGTCTTAGCAAACTCAGATGTAAATTTCTCACCTGCCAGTGCTTTCACAAGAGCATCGTTGAAGTCTCTCTCTTCGATCTTTGCAGCATAATCTTTTTCGCTTTCTGCAAGCTTTGTTTTCCACTCATTTTCGGCTGATTCAGCTTTAACTTTCCACTCATCACGTTCCTTTGTGATAGCGTCAAAGTCTTTGCCTTCAAAACCTTCAAGAGTAGACTTGGCTGTGTCATACTGTGATTTGTAAGTGTCTCTTTCCTGTGTGACCGTATCAAGCTTTCTTCCCTGTTTCTCAAACTCGGCAAGAGTCTTGTAATTCTCATTCACACTGGTTTCGATTGTATTCTTCTGCTCATCTGTAATCTCAAGACCAGCATCAGAAAGAATCTGTAAAATGTTTTTCATGTTGCGTATCCTCCTCAACGTATCTTATTAACCGTTTCGTCCACGGTAGGGATTTAGACAGATAAACCTCTGTCAGGGTAATCGTGGTCGAGGGAGTTGAACCCTCCAAAACCGATACCACGTAAGAACAGATGCTATAGAAAGGCAGATTCACATCCGTCCTTAGCTCATTACAGAGCAAAACCTACCGAAGCGCGTGACCGCTTCTTAACAGGATTCCCCTAGTAGGTATTCACACAAAAGGAAGAAAAATGTATCTCCACATACCATTATGAATGATTTCAACGATTTCTTTGTACCCATCTTTAGCCTTTTTTCGCACTTTCGTATCTTCTTGCAGCAGCTGCACTCTTCATAGCTTGCTTTCTATCCCATTGAGCAACCTTTAAGCGTTCAGCGTACTCTCTTAAGTCATTCTCTTCGCAGAAGGTGCTATACCGCTTGTTCTGAAGCTTCAGTGTGTGAGCCTTGCGGTCTAGAATATTCTGTAGTTCAAACCTCGCCTTATCATCCTTGCAGTTATCCACAGCGGTCTGCAAGTTCTGTATCTTCCGCTTGGTGTCACGGATTCTACGCTCCTGTGCTCTCTGTTTCTTCTGCAATTCCTCTACTCTGTGATTATCGGCAAAGTTAATCTTCTTATCCTCATAAGGATTGTTCACTCCATCTCCACTTCCGAAAGAATGCCGGCAGTTCCATCCACAGAGTCCTTCACCAGTTCCGAAGCCTGTGGTCTTTACGAAGTCGGGGAATCTCTTATCCTTTCCACTTCGTGAGTAGAATCGTCCTTGCCACCACAAGTGATTGCCAGGATTCATTCCACCGTTGCCGGTACGTGCTCCTAAGTGAGCAGACACAAGAACGGTATCCCAGTTCATTTCTTCCATTCTCTTCATAGAGATGTCGGCAGCTGCTTGTCCCACTCCTGTCCTCACGATCATCATCGTTGCTGACTCAATGCTCATCTTATAGCCAGTAGGATAGCTAACTTTGAGACCTACATCTGTGATATTGTTAATCACATCTCTGACCGCTTGTGTGTACGATACCGCACCGGTAGATACAAGATGGTAGGCATTGTCCATCTGATTAATAAACATCCGCTGTGAGTCTTGTGCTGTGGTTCTGCAAAAGTTGTTCCATTCTCCGGCTGTCGCAAGATAATCTCTTTCGAGAATCCTAAGCATGGTCGGAGATTGTAGAAGAGGAGTCGGAGATAGTCCGGCTGCAATATACACAGCATCATCCCATTTCAGAGTATTGATACCAGCATCGACAAATGCATCCTTAATCTCTTTCTTCTGCAACTTTGTCTTGTCTGCTATTTCCTTTTGGATATCCTCTAGCAGTTCACCAGACTCTTGAAGCACTTGTATCTGCCATCGGTCTGTCTGTGTCAGCAGATAATCCTCACCTCTGCCGAGTCTTGCCATGATTCTCTCGATAATCATGTCCATAATAGTGCGATGAAGGGACGAAGATATCTCCTCCGCCCCTTCTGTTATTCTTTGTAAATATTCAGGTGTTAGCATTATTTCTCACCATCTTCACTTCCACTCTCTGACCAGTCTTGTGACCATGTGGACAGTAATACCAATTTTCTTTTATCTGTTCCATTACTCTAACCACTCATTATCCAAATAATAAAATCCATATACAACAGCTCCAATCAATCCAATCCAGAAAATCCAAAATAAAACTTGCCAAAACACTTCTTTTGATTCTAAATGTTCAACAGTTTTATCTATAGTTCTATCCTGATAAAACTGTGTATTATCTGATATTGTTTTGTCTTTTAATTCTGTAAAAATTGTTCCTTTGAATCTTGTTCCAGTACCATAATACTTGTATCTCACGCGACTCGATTCTTTAATTGTATCAATATAGTCTGCATCTGGAAGTTTTATTTTACCACTATCAAATACTACACAGCAGAACGATACTTCTTTACATTGTTTGCTCTCACTACCAGCGTAATCCCACGACCAATAAACTTCTGTATGAATCTTTGTGTGACCTTTTCCATCGGTGGTTGTATATGTTCTAGTATGTCTGTTATAATGCTCTTCTTCCTTCTCAACATACATATATTCTCCACCGATTTCCGGGAAAGTTACTGTATCAACAGCTTCTAAATCACCATATACAAAGGCATTCCCAACGTTTGTGTCCATTCCATATCGGAAAAGTTCTTCATCCTCAATCTTAACAGCCTTATTGTATCTTTCATTATTATCCATAATACTGTTTTGAATCTTGCCTGATATAAGAAATCCAATCAAAAGCATTACAGCCACGATAGATACACTTGCTAAGACTTCACGCTTTGTAATCTCCATTTATTTATCTCCGAACAAATCTTGTGGTGCATCTTCTGATACATCGTATTCAAGGTAAGAATATGACTGTTTCTCATATCCAGTCATATTCAAGAAAATACTTGTCGGAAATTTACGTACGTAACGATTGTACTGCTTCACCTGTTTATTGAAGTTACTTCGATATTCAGCAATCATATTCTCTGTAATCGACAGCTCGTTCATTAGCTGCTTGTAATTTTCATTCGACTTCAACTCTGGATATGCTTCACTTACTGCCGTAATAGCTGTAGTGACATTCTCAATATTCCCAGTCTGCCCTCTTCCATCGACAACGGCTTTCAATGTTTCTGCCTCATGCGAATCATACTGTTTCACGCAATCCGCAAGATTATATACAAGGTCAACTCTTCGTTTTTCCTGCACCTTGATATCCGACTGCGCTGTCTTTACTTGCTCTTCCATCGCAATAGCCTTATTCTGTGAGCTGTATACTCCAAATACACACATCAGAGCTACAGCAACAACGCCACCCAATGCAATTAAAGCTACTTTCCAATTACTTTTCATCTACCTATTCCTCCGTATGACAGGTGTTTGTAATCTTTTTGTACACATCTTCATACAGTTCCTGTTTATCTCCATTGTATGTGTACTCTGCATAGATTCCATTACCACTGACTGTAGTTGAAGCAAGGCACTTATAATTCTGCAATGTCTTACATGACCAAACGATAAATACATTGCTTAAATCAATCGGTGTTGCTTGTCTGTGCTTCTGACACCATTCGACAAGTTTCTTTTTACATACACTCTGAAAGTGATCCATTCCTGTTATAATCATGATTAATTCTCCTACTCCGCAAATACCCAATCTTCTGCAAGCATATCAGTTTGAGACGGAACCCATCCAACAATGCATTTATTATTCGCTGTTTTTATAGCAATTGACGGGAGCATATCGTAAGGTTCATCATTTTTCTTTTTCAATTCTGTTTTCGTAAAGAAATGGATTTCATCTGCGACAAACAAGAACATCCCCTTACCATTCCAACCTTTACGTGCCACTTTACGCCCTTTTTTCAGATATGTGATAGCGTCACCAAATGAAAATACTGCTTTGTCACAGAGTATCGGACAATTTTCTTCGTTTGCAATCATCCAGTCCTCTCTTAGCATATCATCAAAAACTCTCTCGACTCTCTCGTCTTTAATATCAGTTTCATATTCTTCGTCTCCAATGAGCAACGGCTTACTATGCGTCATAACCGTCTCTTTTTCCTCATCCCAGTACCAATAATAAGATAACCAACCAGGAAGTCTCACCTTTGCTCCACGTTTCATTGCTTTTAATGCTTCTTTAAATGTCATCGTTCATTTCTCCTTTCTTTCTGCTTCTACAACGCACCTACACTCTTAAATGCTTCCTCTATCTTTGGATACTGGATAGCAAACCAGTCCACTATTGTTTCCTCATGCCCAAACTGTTTGTAATGTTCAAAGTTCGGTCCTAATCCGCTTTCGTAAAGAAAAGCATGTATGATTTCGTGACGTAACTGTTTCTTCATCAAACAGTCGAAATCACCTAACTTGTTCACGTTATCAGTTCTCAATTTGATGATTTTAGATGTATAGTCGCAGTATCCGTCATATTCTGCATCTTTCATCTCTTCACGGATAATTTTATATTCAGTTCCTAATACGTTTACTTTTTCCATTGCTACTCCTCTCTTAAAAACGAAATAGGAGGGTTCGAACCTCCATCTCCACCACCAGAATCACTCCCAGTGGAAAGAATCAGCTTATCCAATATCTCGAACAAGCCTATCTCGTTACCATTGCATCTCGGCATGACTGAAAAATCACTCTTCACCGAGGTAATCATATTTGAAAATTGCCGTATAAGGAGTCGAACCTTAATCTTTCACTTGGGTAGGGGTAGAACGAACGCTTTACCATTAAGCTATACGGCTTCCAACTACACTGTAGTAAGGAAAAATTTGTTATGAAAAAGATTTCTCTCCGAATTCCGGAGAAAGCTACCGTTCGGATTCGAACCGAAAACCTGTTGATTAAAAGTCAACCGCTCTACCATTTGAGCTATGATAGCTTAAGTATCGAGCGTGAACCAAGAAAAACCGCTCGATACATTATTTTAGGTGTTCCCGGGGAGATGACAGGAAACCGGGAATAGGCCTGTCCCGGTTATGCTCCGGGTTCTGTGTCCTACTAAGGAACAAGCCTTAACCGCCATCTGACGGTTAGTAGCAATATTTATAGTGCTGTACATTGCACTGTCAAGGAATGAAAAACGAATGAACTTTTCGTCCTCAAGTACATAGTACCGTATTCGCTTGCTTTCATTGTCCCCATAATTTACTCATCTTGGAATTTATCAAAGAGAGTTTCGCCTTTGTCACTGGCTTCTTCAATCATTGCTTTCGCTTCTGGTTCTGTCATCCCTTCAAACTTCACGAAGTACATCCATGCCGGTACTTTTCCCTGTACTACATAATTCCACCAACGAGCACGATCATCTTCAAGGTTGTACACAAGGTCTTCAAATTCACATGCCGTCTGATATCCGGATGCCGTGATCGTTCCATTAGCTGTTCCAGTAGCGTAGAGAATGTATAAGATTCTGTGGATAACTCCATCATGGTTCTTTCCGTCTAAGATTGTACGGAATGACTCAATTGTATGCAGCGTTCTTCTATCATCTGATTCAACCTGTGTTGCTGTCTGAATTCCTCTAGTCTCGTCAAATGAGAAGTAACCATTTGAGAATCCGCACTTGTATCCGATGATGGACAGATAGAAGTTGATGGCAGAAGTTCTTTCGGCTACCAACATAGTCGGTACATGTTCTTGAATCGTACCGTCTGCATTCACTCCCATTTCAAGTCCTTGCACGAATCGAGGGAGCTTGATTCCATTCTGATTAGCATATTGGATTACCATCTGTGATACAAAAGTAACGTGCTGGCTGTCTTCCTGTTCGTCCCCCATCTTATTGAGTGCGATATCGAGCCATCTCAACTCTTCAATGCATTCAGCAAATACCGGTACAGTAAGAGGAGACTCCTTGTCGATTGCATTCGCATAAGGATTTCGCCAGTACACAAATAATGGATACTCCAACCCTCTTACTTCTACTTCCGGGAGAATATCTTTCCACTCACCTACTTTCTCTAGGGAAATTTCAGATCCGATACGGTTCTTATCTTCACTCTTGAATGCTTTTGATGAAATCTTATAGACTCTTTCACCATTTACATCCTCAAATCTGTGATATTCTGCTTTTGTGTAGTACCTGTTTCCCTTTTTGATGTATGAGAAGAACGCAGCTGCAAGTACATCACCGTTGGTGTTGGTGTCTGTGATGATGAAATAGTCAGGATCCAGGAACTCAATTCCCTGTCCATCTGACTTAATCATAATTCCGCAAGTAGAACAGCTCTCTTCCTGTTTCTCCTGTAACGCGTTCAACACTTCATCAAATTTCTTCTTGAGCGCATCGTTACCATCAATCTCAACATTGACATTGAACAGTGTAAGGTTTGCAATCTCCCGGCAAATGACATTAGAGAACCTTGTCGGTTTGATTGTTCCGTCCATGCACCATGTCGGCAGTCCTGATCTCATACCCTTATACAAGTCTAAGGCAGTCTGCATATCAGAAGAGCGACTTACCTCAATTCCAAATATATCTCTTACTTCGTTTACTCCAAACATTCTGTTAAATACCGCCTTAATTTTTTGTATTAGTCCCATTAGTATTTCCACCTCAACCGCCTACGCAAGAATGTGTAGACATAATATCTTGTATCATCCATCGCATGGTCATTCTCTTTGATCACTGTATCATTGTTCTTTTCCTCATCCCAACAATAGAGTCCAAACTCATTGATACAGCTTGTGCAATCCTTGTATATCTTCAGGAGTCCTTTATTCAGCATTGTTGTGACCACTCGGATTCCGTCCAGTACATCATTGTCAGCTTTCCTCACTGTGTACTCTCCGTACTTCTTGATAACTTCAATGAAGGATGCTGCAGATGGATCTATGATGATACATGATACTTTTCTGTCTCCGATCAGTTCCTTTAGCATCTTGTAATAGGCTTCATCGTCTACACGCTTGCCGACCTCTCTACTGTTGTAGTACAGTTCTGCTTCGCGCTGCGAATATTTCCCATCGAATGCCCACAGACCAGCTGAGAAAGGATTGACCGTACCGTAGTCGATTGACACAATGTATTCCAGTGCGCCACTCATGTGTTCATCGGTAACATGCTTTTCCTCATCGAACATTGAATAGACAAGTCCTTCAGCCACACACCACAGACCTAAGATATACCGCTTGAAGAACACACCTACATATATACTTCGGTATCGTTCTTTGATCTTCTCAGAGAGCGATAGGTTGTCATCCATCGTAAAATGCAGATAAATGATGTGCTTCTCTTCACACTTGTCTATCCAGTTGACCTTAAACCAGTGCCGAGGGTTGTCCGGGTTGCAGTTGAACCAGAACTTAGAACCGGTAACGGAGCATCGTCCTGTTGCCTGGTTTACGAATGACTCTGGCATAAGAGCAACCTCATCGAAGAACATACCGGCAAGAGTGATACCCTGAATCAAGTCCTGTGACCTTTCATCCTTACCACCGAAGATGTAGAAGAAGTTCTGTGTATCTCCCTTGCTGACCACAATTAGGTTGTCTGATCTATGGTCCACTACAGAATATCCTCGGCTTTTCAGCATCAGCTTCAGCCAGAAGAGTACATTTCTTCGGAATGATCCGATTGTCTTTCCAGCCATACCGAAATTCTGTTGGTTGAAGCTTTCCATTGCCCACAGCACGTAGGACAGTGACATACACAGCGTCTTACCACTTCGGATTGCTCCGTCCGCTATAATTCCATCTTTGTCCTTTACCGGACTGCTAGGACACCACCATGTCAGCACCTGTTTCTGCTTTCTTGAGAAAGGCTTGAACTCAAATCCTTGTTTCTTAGCTTTCTCTTTCATGGCAGCAGCGCGTTTCATGATTCCTTGCCGGACAGAAGCTAATCTCTCCTCAAAGTTATTCATCATCTGTCCACACCTCACTCGCTGTGGAATTCAGTGCATCCATGAAGTTGTCTTTTGCATCTTCATCAGCCCCATTGTCTTTGAACTGTGCTTCCAGTTTTGCAAGCTCAAGGTTCATCTTCCTATCGTCAACGTTACGTTTCAGAAGTTCCTGTGCTGCTTTGGTTCGTTCAGACAATGATGCGTCTAGGTCGAACTGATCTTTGATTTTCCCTCGCATGACATCAGTTAGATACTTCATGATTTCCTCAATATCTGCTATGTCTTTACTTGCGATTTGCTCCTGTCTAGCGTTGATATAGTCCAAAATATGAGGAACTTTGAGGTTATCAGCTCCAGTTCTATATGCTGTCTTTTCACTGTATCCTGCATTCTTCGCTGCCTGTGTTGCGTTTCCTAGCTTTAGGTACTCATCACAGAACTTTTTCTGCTTAGGTGTTAGCTTATCCTTAGGCACATTTAACCACCACCCTTTTCTTTACTGTCTCTTTTCTCCCTGTGTTCCATTTGACACTTAATCATCTGTAGTACATTTGTCCTCTCTGTATGTATCCCATGTCCTTGACGGAATAGTTCACACTGTAAGATGTTCCCACAATACGTACATTCATCTGTTATCTCTCTGTTTGCAATCCTCAAGGCTTCACCTCGTCCCATATGTCTTTAAGACAATTCACTATTTCAAGCTGTGATGTTGTTCTGATCAGTTCTAAATCTTTCTCTTTCCACTCTCCATGCCTGTCTCTTCCTAGTGCCGGAGTAGATAATATATAGATGTTGATGAGTCTGTTCTGTTCAGCTGAATAGAATTGTCTCTGACTGTACTTTATGATCAAGCCTGTCTGCAAGATTGCTCTCTGTAGCTTCTTGGATATTCCATTGAGATTCACCTTTCTGCCTCCAAAATAAAAAAAGATTCCACACATGATACAATGTCTCTTATATCATTGTACCTATGTAAAATCTTTTTTTTGTACCCATATTTAATTATTTCTCTGTTTTCTTGGAATTAACTCTCTGTAGCTTTTGTAATTACTACTCTATTTTCATCGATTGTCAATGTAACCGATCTATCGTCCGGTGTGACTCCAAGTGCCTTGATTGCATCCATCGGAAGTGAGATTCTGCAAGTGTATGCGTTCTTGCTTGCGTTTCCACCAGCTTTTGCGAACATGACGTTTCTTTCAACTTCTTTCATTGTATCATTCACTCCTATCAGCCTCTTGTCTCTTCGTATGTTCCATCATCATAGAAGAAGATTTGGCAGTGCAGAAGTTGTTCCCAATCCTCGCCAGTAGAATTTCCAAAAGGGTCTTCGCTCTTTCTTAACACTGTTGTTTCTAACCGCACTTCTCCGACTCCATTTTTGCGATCATCTGCTACTACTTCCCATCCAAGTTCTTTTAATTTGTTTAATCTTTCGATTCCTGTGTTTGCCTTCATAATTCATACCTCCTCGTCCTTTTTTATTTTTGTTCTATATTCATTTCTTTCTTCTATCAGTTTTTCGATATTTGCGTTAATTCCACGTTTTATTTCCGCTCTGTACTCAATTATTTTCGTATTTTTCTTTCGGCAATAATCGGAACATGTGTTTGTTGCTGTATTAGAAGAAAAAACACGTCCGCAATATACGCAGATTTTCTTTTTCTCTTTTCTTCGTTCTGCTTTTTTTATGTCTTGTCCAGATGCCTGGCCATATCCTTTTTTGTGTTCTCGTTGCCATGCAAGTACCGCTTCTCTTTGGCACTCGTCCGAACAATATTTTTGCCTTCCGGAATTAACAACATATTCAGCTCCACACAATTTGCACTTGTCGATACTTCCGATTGGTCTAGTTGCGCCTCCTCTTTTTCTTGCTCTTTCGTTTGCTTCTCTTTGCCTTATTTTGCGACAGTTCGGACAATAGGATGCACGCGGACCTCCCAAAAATTCAGCTCCGCACGATTTACACGTTCTTGTACGCATAACATTACTTTTTATAACTTTCGCACACTCATCGCAATATGTTTTGTCCGTTCCTCCGTAAAAAAGCTTTCCGCATTTTATGCAAGCTCTTTTTGTCCTTTTCATTTTTTCTCCTTTATTACAATACTGCAATCACTTCTGCTTCTTTGATAATGATTTCGTCAACGTCATTTCCATATTCCATTGCATTACCGCCGATTAAGTATATTTTGTCCCCGTAAGATTTTATAGCTTCAAGCATTTCTTTGATGTTGCTCTCAGATATTTCAAGTGCACATGTTCCATCAAGTTCTCCAGCGTCATAGAATCCAGCGTAAACACCGTCTGTGATGTATGGATATAACAACTCTGTGCAGGCAAAGTCTGCGTACTGAGGATCCTGGAAAAGCTGGTGTGAGTTATCCATTACTTCACCAATCTGATAATCTCTGCTGTCTGCTCTGATTCCAATGTAATCATATTCTGCTTCCTCAATGATATTTCTGATTTCTTCGATTGTCATTTCCCATACCTCCTTGAATTTGCTTCTCTTCTTTAACTGTCTTTATTATAGCGTATTGGACACCAATAGTCAACCCCTTTTATGAATTTTTCAATAAAAAAGACTACGCTTTTACACGTAGCCTTTCTAGTCTTACCGTATCTGTAACATCAGTTCTTTCTTGCTCATTTTGATCTAAATGCGCTCGTTCAACGCCTTGCGGTGAACATATATTATATATATCCTTACCTAACCTAACCTGGGTAGGACAAATGCCTACCGTCTGTCCGTCATTTGGCAGACAAGTGGTAGACATTTGGTTGCCAAACCTAGATTATCGGTCTTCCCAGTAATGTCATTAATCTGTTGTACTCTTCAATCACTTTCCGTCTGTATCCCTGGAAATCCTTTCTCTGCATCGGAATGTATTCCCTTTTGCAGATATTATCGTATCCAAGTCCTGTTGTCAGATTGATGAAGAGGAAATTTGCTATCTCCGGCTTTACGTTCTGACAGCTTTGAAGAAGAAGGATTTGCTCATATCCAGTGGCTTTCCGGCAGTAGTCAATTATCTTCTTCCCTTGCTCATGAGTGATGCCGTAATCACTCAGATAAGTTTCTCTCACGCTCAATGGTATCCACCTCCCACGCATGCTTTTATATCTATCCCAACTCTTGTCAGGCATTCGTTCGGATTTTCTTGTAAATACTCGCCTTGTGTCCTTATCAATTTCCTAGCCTGATATGCCGGACGGTTAAACTCTTCGCTTGCTTTCTTGTCTACCGGTCTTTCTGCCATTCCACCATAATGCTGTTGCAGATTCGCCTTGATCTCTGCCGGGCATCTTCTCGTCTCTGTACTTCTTTTCACTGTTCATCACTCCATTAACTCAAATCTGTATTTCTGCTTCACATCTGGGTATTTCACGTGGTCAACTTCGCTCACAACCAAGCCCAAAGAAACGCAAGCGCAATCACAATTGCGTGAAATAATTTCCATGATACCCACGCAAGTTCACTTTTTTCGTTCCGGCGATTATTAATCAGGTATATCCATATCGCACTATAACCGATAATACCAACCACAATGCTTGCGATTCTTAACCCCAGCTTAATCTGTTCCATGCACATTCTCCTCTTCTAACAACTCAGGATTGTCAAATATGTTGCCTACAACTTCCATCTCATTTAACTTGATGTACGTGTCCGTAAGTGGCATCGAATAACAGAACGGCTCGCATTTACTTAATTCATCCGTTGGAATCACTTCATAATGCCATCCAATTACACTGTCTATTACTCCTTCGCTTTCCACTTCTATGACGTCAAACTCTCCGAATACTGCTTTTACAAGATCATCCGGATTACCATGACACATCAAAATGTCGTTTTCCCATATTTCCTCGCCTTTTAAATCAGTCAAATTCGCATATCGGCAAATCGTATTTTCATCAATCAGAAATTCACCCTCAAGACTTTTATCGTAAATATAATTCTCGTCACTAAGATAGCCATGTACCCATGTTCCGTTGAGATGCTCATTACCTGAAGTTGCATGAATATGTTTCGCTCTGAAAAGCATTTCTCTATTCATAACTGTCAACCACTTCCAGCTTCTTCAAGTCCTCGATTAACCATATCTCTTCATTGCCTTCCCATTTGACCATTGGAAAGTCTACATCAAAACGGCGATTTAAACTAAACCAATTAGTAAGACCGTCTTTATATGTAAATAAAGTACCATCTTTATCTCTTACGATGTATTTGAATTCTTCTTTAAGATATTCCAAAAAAGCTCTGTCCTTTTTGCTTATCACTATCACTGGCTTTTCGATGTATTCGGATTCTGCCCATTTTTTTAATGCTCCACAACACGTGTCATCATTATATGTACCACCTTTATACAACGCACAGCAATCACATTTGATAATATTGCAATTGATTGGATTCCCGGTAGCTTTAGATACTGCAATATTAGGTTCATTACACGCAAGCTCCGCAAGCTCTCTTGCATATTTTTCTTTATTTCTCATCTCTTTCACCTCGTTTCACAATGTCGATAGCGTTATCAATGGCGTTTGCGATATTCATATAAGCATAATCATTATCTGTATCACCAGTGTTTGCTACGGTTAGGTAATAACGCATTTTCAAATTTCTAAGCTCTCTTACAACTTTCTCCACATCAAACGCTGTCGGTTGTTCCTCTACTGCTTTCATGCACTCTTGTATTGTCTCGTAGATTTCTTTCTGACACTTACTGTCATTGTATCCGAACGGAGCTTCTTGCAGAGCATAATCATTCAAGTGGAGTATCAGCTTATCCGCATCAATTAATCTGCTCATAATCATTCTCCTTTGTACGGCTTCGGTAGTGGCATCCAGGCAACAATTGATTTTGTCGTATGTTCATAGATTCCTTGAAAGTTTCCATTTTCCCAATATCTCATTTCTGTTACTATTCCGCTGTAAAAACATACAATTACATCCGTGTTATCCTCCGGCAACCTCTCACTCACTGGAATCCACTTCTGACTTTGCAGCGCAATAGCAATTTTCGCAAGTTCGATAGCGTCAATCCATTCTCCACATTTTTCTTTTTCCTCAAACTCAGCTAACTTCTCCATCGCTTCTGGCAGCTTGTTCTTGTCCTTAATCACTGCTTTACCGCAGTGGTATGTTGTTAATCTCTCTGACATAATTACTCCTCTTTTTCATAAGGTGGCTCTGGCAACTGCATCCAGTACAGTGCTTTCTCGTAATTCAATTCTTCCAATGTGTTAAATTCTGTATCGACATATCCTAAGCTGACCGGATCAAAAATCTCTCTGTAATACCCAAAACCATAATACGGATCACACTGGCAAAACATTGGAACATCTTCGATATGGTTTTCGACCAATACCATGTAATATCTATAGTCATCATCTGTTGGAAGTCCTTCGCTTACTGGAATCCACTTTCCATATTCTTCTTTCTTGTTTCCTGTCAGCAAATACTCCGCACTTACACCTAGTACCTCTGCCATCTTGTAGAGAACCATCGCTCTAGGTTTTCTTCCATTGTTCACATATCTTGATATTGACACTTCTGATACACCGATTGTATATGCAAGCTCTTTCTGAGTCATATCCTTGGCTTTCAGTAGCTCAAATAATCTGCATCCTAGTGTTTTCATTCTCTCACCTCTTCCAGCAAGCCATTCACAACCAATTCACACTCAATCTCGGTTGCTGTCCGCTTGTCACTGAATTTACAGTTTGGATTTTTGTGTATCCTTGCATCTTTGATCGGCCATTCAGATTCCGTAAAATGCTTACTGTCCACAAACATCACTCTGTGTCCGTTCTTCACGCAGAGATAGTAACTCTCTGCGCTTTTCGGAAGTCCTCGGCAAGGTTTGAATCCGAATCTCACAAACTCACTTGCCTTTACTACTGGTTTTAGTCTCATTTCTGTTTCCTCTCTCATACTTGTTACACACTTCCGGATTACAACCACGCTCGTTTCCGGTATGTATGATATAGTCGCAACCACTTCTTGCACCGGAAGCACGGTATTTACAAGTTCTGCACAAATGCCTGTCTCCGTTGAAGCATTTCTTTTCCCTCTCAGCTTTCTTAAGCTTCCCACCGTATATTCCGACAGTTCCATAATGGATTCCAGTCTCTTCCGAAATCTGCTTATATGTCTTTCCCTCTTTCATCATCTTTTTGATGATCGCTTTCTTTTCGCTTGGCTCTTTCATTTCTTCCTCGCTCTCTAAATCTCATCATCTGCTGGAAACCGGAATACCTTCGGATGGTCAAGCATGCAATTACCTTTTGTAAAAAAGCCTTGATATTTTTCTCTGCACATTTCCATAGCCTTGATTGCTTTCTCTTCACTGGAATATTCGCCTAAAATATAAACTCTATCTCCTTTGCCGAGGTCATTCCCCGGAAACGTTCCAACGATTGTTGCCATATTTTTTGAATATGTGGATATTGCAAGCAATTCATAAGGCGCATCCAGTAATCCGCTCTGACTAATGATTCTCATAACTAACTCCACCTTTCGTATTCCATGCGCACATGTCGCAATCCTCAGGACATACATTTGCCTTTATTGCTCTTTCGCACATCTCCATTTTCAATTTCCTATCATCCTCAATGTCCTTGATAAAACCGAGTTTCCTCAAGATTTTATGAATCAGTGATTCTCTTCTCACTTTATCTCCTTCTTCCTCTGTGATACTTCACTTTATTGTTTTTGATTGCATCCAATACAGTTCTTTTCAATTTTTCATCTGTAATCGCTATCACTTTCCCATGTTCCAATCTTCTTTCTTCAACAAGATATATAACGTTGCTCACCTTGTCCAAATCAAGTATTGCGATATCTTCAGGATGCATAAACAAAATGTGTTTATTTGACAACTCTATTTTTATCCTGGCTTCTTTAAGCTCTCTCATAAAGTCTTCAGACGTCATCTTCATCCTCCTTTACATAATCCGGGCATTCTACTGCATATTCGTAGCTGTCTATATCATCGCACTGAATATTGCATTGGTCTTTTATCTGACATTCCAAACAACACGAATTCTGTCCATACAAGCAATAATTCTTGCATCCCATTTACTGTTCCTCTCCATATTTGAATTCGCACTTAATCTGTCTAGCTGAAACAATCATATTCACGAAATCATCTGCATGGTTAATCTCGATATTTGCTGGCATTCCACAGGCATCAAACATCTTAATTACATAACAATCGTCCATTAATTCCAGCACATCAGCAAAATTGTTATCCTCATCTGGGAAACCGTCCAAAACATCTCTGATTTCATCTTCGATGTTCGACAGCAATGAAATCATCGGAACATTGACTGTTCTCTGTGGAATTACAAGTCTTCTGGTTGCCTCTCCGCAAGTCAGAAGCAATTCGTATTCACACTCATAATAACCTTCGGTCAGATAACCACTCTCCGGAAATTCATCGGTTACTGTCGGTCTATTCTTACTGCTCTCCTGGATATCATACGGAACATAATAGTCAATCACATTCTTCCATTCTCGTGTTTCTCGGCTAAAGACGGTATGCTCTTTTTCCAACAATGTGACGTTCTCCCGAAATCTGTCAAATTCCGCTGTATTGTCTTTCTCAGCATCAACCTTGAAGAATGATTCAAATTCTCCGGTATCAACATTCTTTCTGCCGATTATGCTCGCATAAATGTCCGGAATTGCTGTTCCTCTGCATTTAAGTTCAATTTTGTTTTTAAGAATCAACCCTTTTGCTTCTAAATCTTCTCTTGCTATTCCTGTTAATTTCATAATTCGTGTTCCTCTTTCCATTTCTTCTCACTGAATTCATCCGGTTCCATATATGTGTTTCCATCACATTCGACAACTCCGCGTCCGTATCTGTAAGCGCATGACCTGCAGAGCGGTCGGAATGCAAAAAGTCCTTTATTTTTTCCTTTAGAAAATCGGAATGTTGCTGTGTATGGCATAATCTTGATTCCTGGAACATGAGATTTCATATCACGTCCACAACACCAACATTTCTTGTTCATTCCTGTCAGTTCATAGAAATCTTTTGTATAGTCATGCATAAGTCCACCATACCGAAAAGGCTTATCTCTTAGCGTATTCTTTCCTTTCATGCGATTTCTCCTTTTCTTCATCAATCCTCGCAATTCATTACAATTGTAATTACTTTTACAAGCACTTTCTGAATCTGGTCGTAGATGTGGTGGTCATCACTTCCGAAATGAGAATCCAGTCTTGCATCTTCTCTTCCTCTGTCATAGCAATCTTCCATAAACTCAAAGCAGTAAATATCATCTTCCTCAATGATTTCTCTGTTTTCTCTCCACTCATAAAGAATACGTCCTTCAATCATTTCGTTTACGATATCGTCTGAACGCTTGCCACCGTTCAGATGCCTGATACAGCAATCAATATATCCAAGCTTGTCGCAATATCTATATTCTTCTGCTGTTTCCTCTGCATAACCTCGGAAAGATTCTTTTATCTGTTCTTCAAAATCAACCGGAAGGTCAAAAATATCTACTTCAATACCTCTCGGAAATTTAACCATATAACTTCCCATAATTCGTTCCTTTCTCCTTAAAAAAGCGTAAAAAAATACCAACCACCGAATATTGATGGTTGGTAGAACGTTGCTAATTATGAGAAATTTCGTCTATTTTTTCTTCAAGTCTCATATATTCTGAAGCAGCCACTATAAGTTCTCCCGCTACATTATCCCAAAATGCAATTCTTACTTTTCTTCCTTCTTCTATAGCCTCAACTGTAGGAACATAATCTCTATCTCCTAATACAAGTACAAACATGTCTCCTTCTTCAGAATCCTTGTAGAGCTTCTTGTTTATCATCTGAACAATTCCAGTATCAACTTTTTTCTCTTTATTTGATTCATTCCTTTGATATGTTTCGACTTGAAATCCTGCTGATTCCATCGCCTTCCATAGGCTATCTTTTTGCGTCGGTTTTGAACCAATAATTATTGCTTCTTTCACCTTATCAACCTCTCCATCTACAACACAGGATAGTAATCTTCCAAAATCCAATTTCCAAGAATTATCACAAATTTTTGCCGCATGTGCAGTAACAATATCTGTCGCATTTCCTTTTCTAACTGCCGAAGCATATTTTCCTTCAATCCATACATTAGAGTTATCAACAAAGACATAATAATTCATAGCATTTCCTCCTTGAGCTTTTTTCTAAAGAAATTATACCACTCCAACCATCAATATTCAATTGTCAAGGTACTGTTATTTAAGCAAATCTTAATTGTTCCTGTGTATCATCAATGCTCATGTTCGGCATTCTCTCACCGACTTTCAGATACGGACAGTTTGCTTCTACAAGCTTTTCTGCCATGATCGGCACAACACTGTTCCCAATTCTTGCAACTTGCTTTGCTATCGGATATTTCTTCCAGTTGTAATCCCTGTCGATAATGTAATCCTTTGGGAATCCTTGCATCAGCTTTAATTCTTCCGGCTTCAGCATCCTCAAAAAGATATCAGATATGATATATTTCTCGCCCTTGATATCCAGGATTACATTCACCAGTCCGAACCGATCTTTCGTTGTGATCGTATCAAGCGGTCTATCCAGTGTCTGTCCGCACCCACCGCCGTAATACTTAATCAGAAATGCTGATACCAATCCGAAGTGCCCCGGAGAAGTTGTGATTGTATGTAATGGTTCGTCACAGCCTTGACCTATGCCAGTCTTGTAATATTTCGTGATAAATGCTGTCACACGTCCATATCTATTCGATGTATCAATCGTCTTGATCGGTTCTGTCAAAAGCTGTCCTCTTGAATCACCGGCTCTCGTCTCTCCGTGATATTGAATGATGTATGCCAGTGCTTCTCCATTCCTCACGATATAAGGAGATTCTGCATCGATGATGTATTTCTTGATACCGTTTGCAATTCTCTTCTGTGTAGCTTCTGCAAGTGGTTTCTTTCGCTCAAATATCGAACTTCCAAGGTCTGACCAGTCAATGTAGTCTCCACAAGGTTTCCACTTCTCAAATCCGATGCCGTCTGCACGGTAAGTCTGCTTTGGGAATCTGATTTCCCGTCCATCTCTACGGAATACCGCATACCATCTCTTTCTTGTGGTTGGTGCTCCGTAGTCCGCAGCTACCAACTCTCTGCAATCAAATCTGTATCCAAGACTTTTCATTGCCGTAATAAATTTCTTGTAATCCTCGCCTTTTCTCTCTGGAATTGGATATCCTTTTTCATCCAGCGGACCCCATCGCTGTATCTCTTCTACGTTCTCCATAAGAATTACATCCGGCAGAATAGCTTTTGCGTGTTTGTATACCGCCCACGGAAGAATCCGAAGTCCTTTTTCTCTTGGCTTGCCACCCTTTGCTTTGGAGTGGCTTGTACAATCTGGACTCGCCCACATAAGAACCACATGCTGTCCTTTTACATACTTCTTCAAGTTAACCTTGAAAATATCCTCCGTCAGATGAAGCGTATCCGGATGATTTGTCTTATGCATCAGAATTGCGTCCGGATCATGGTTAATTGCTATATCAACCGGTCTCCCAAGTGCCATTTCTATTCCGACTGATGCCCCGCCACCACCTCAACCAGCGAAACAATCAATGATTAACTGTTTCTGCATAAGGCATCACCTCGCTTTCTTGTATCCATTGATATCCCCCAGCAGTTTTTCTCTTTCCTTTTATTACTTTTTCTATATTCTGCCTTTGTATTCCCGTAATTCGTGAAGCTTTACCGATTGATTCATATCTACCGATTTCCGCACCGTTTCTATCCAGTTGAATTACGGGTATTTTCTTTCTTCCAGCTCGACCAGTCACATAGTTCAATCCGTTTTTATATGCATGAATCTGATTTTCCCCGTTTGTAACCCATTCCAAATTTTCCACTCTGTTATCCTCTTTATTGCAATTTATATGATTTACTTGAGGTTTGTTCTCAGGATTGGGAATAAATGCAATTGCAACGAGCCTGTGAATCTTTGCCGATACTTTTCGATCATGCAAACTCATTCTTACTCTCAGATATCCTTTATTATCTTTTTGAGGTATGAGAATGTTCTTTGTAATGCGATTCCTTACTTCTCCCGTATTGCTTACTTCGTATTGTTCACCATACACATAAGTAGGTGTCCAAATTGTATCTTTCATCTTCTCGAAAGGAGCCGATATATCTTTGCCCGGCCGGAGCTCCGTCTCCTTTCTGTATTCTTTTCTAAAATTTTCTTATGTTACTACATGTTCCAATCTTGCCTACTTCCAGAGTTTCCAGCAATCCCATTACTGAACGCTGTTGTTCTTCCGTTTGCGCACCATGCATAGTTGAGTCCTTTATCTCCACTGACTCCTTGCCAGTGCATATTACCTTCATGCAATACAATCAGATCATTCGTACCGTAGTCCTCTTTCGGATTCAGCTCTACATATTTTTTAGCTCCTGTTTTCGTGCCGTATCCGCAGCTCTGTACAGTTCTTACGAATTCTTCTGCATTCATTTCTTCTGTACCTCCATCAGTTTCTTCACCAGTGCTGTCTCATTGGTCTCACAATCATGCAGATGATGATAACCTGGCTCCAACAGATATGATTTTGTGTACGTGCTTTCCGGGTTTTCGTCTGTATATCTTTCTTTCCAAGCTACATACTGCTTATACTCACAAATAACGATTGCACTTTCATCCGGAAGAATATATCTGTAATAGATTTCCTCTGCCTGTGGTACTTCAAACCATACAAGCCAATCTCTGTAAGTTTTCAAGAACTCTTTTCTCTGGTTATTGTTCTTAAGTCTTGGCAACTCTGGCTGTGCTTCTCTTTCAACGTCCATTGCCATTTCCGGTTCTTCTTTATCCATGTCTCTTGGCTGTCCAACCTCGATGCAGATTACCGGTCCTTCTTTTTCTTCTTAGTCTTCAGGGGCAATCATAAACATAATCTCCGGCTTATACATTTTTCTGTCTTTCGGATTTGCAATTATAATACTTACGTCCGAATCCTCGTTAAATTCACCTAAATATTCTTTTAATAACTTATTTTCCATTTTTCTTATCAGAGCAAAGATATCTTTTCTGTGCGCACAAATCTCCTGCTCCTTTCTGTAATTTATTTATCCTGTTCTTCCATCCATTTAAAAACATTGACCATGTTGTCAATTCCGAATGTTTGGTATGCGCAATGCGTATGTACTAACCGATGTCCGCGACAACTCATACTGTTATCAATGCTTGCTGGCTCTCCGCAGATCACACAGCGAAAACGGTTCTCGCTAGAACGTTTCAAGCCTGTCTTATTAAACACTTCAAGATTCTTTCTGTCGATGCTTACATAGTCCTCATGTACTTTAACGTCCATCACTTCACCTCATTCGCAAGCTGAAATCCCATTCTTGCTGCATTTCTAAGGTTGTCCTTAATCAGCGACTTATTTGGCTGTCTGTTGGAACACAACCATTGTCTGCCTCGGTCATCCTCCCAGTCTTTGGCATTCCATTCGTCCAAATACTCACACTCAGCTTTTGCCACCTGCAAGCACTGTATCATGTAATCTATCTTGTCTCCAATATTCATGACTTACTCCTTTACCTCATATCCGCTTTCCGCAATAGCGAAAAACTTTCCGTCATGCTCTTCACGATATCTTTTCAGCACTTCCTTGCAAGAATCACTGCTGTCAATCTCTTCTTCGTAAACAATCGTTCTTTTTTCGTCTATTACAAGGCAATAGAGTTTCTGAACAACTTCAATTTCTTTCTTTTCATGGTCTTTCTTGTACTGTTTGAGGACTTCGATATATCGTTCAGGATGTTTTACCGCTAATTCATTACAGGTAATACCCGTGCCATTGTTATAGGCACTCAGCTTGCAACGACTGCAACTCCTTCCCTCACACATTTCGCCTCTAAGTCTAATTGCCTCTTCTGCTGTCAGTTCTTCATCTGCCAATCCCTCAAACATTTCGTCTGTCCAGCTCCATCCTTCCTCATCTCCTTCAATCTGGTAGCAAGTTTGGCCCACTTCCGAAATCGTTACTACACTTCCCTTATAGTCCATCATTTCTTCCACAGTGCACTGACTTCCGTAACTGACATCATTTTTCAAGTCACTTCTAACTCTTACCTTGTCTCCTGCTTTGTATTTCATTTCGTGCCTCTCTTTCTCAGTTTTTCTAACAGCTTCTTTCTCTTCTGTTTCTTCTCTTTCCATCGTCTCAGGTACTCAATCTGCGCCTGATCCTCTTTCTCTTGTCTGTTCATGGTCTTTATCCCTTGTACAGATTCGGAATCGGCATCCATGCTTCCACTCTGTACAGTGAGCATCCGCCGTGTCCGTTTGAGTATCTGTCCCACTCAAGGTATCCGTACTGTCTGTCAAGCCAGTGCTTCTCTGTGTCCTCGTCAAACACTTGGATGTAACATCCTACACTGTACTCTCTGTATCCGTTACCATTCGTTGACTCAAGTTTGAGTAGTACATCTCTTTCATCTTCCGGAAGTCTTTCTGTCACTGGTATCCAGCCATGTCCTTTGTCAGCATTGTCAATCTTGCACATCTTCTCAACATACTTTCTGACGGTCTCTGTTGTGAGCAGAATCCCTTCGTCCTTTCTGTCCGGATTCAGTTCATCTGCCATTGTGTTCTTCAATTCTTCCTCGGCTTCATTCAGCCATGAAAGGAACGTTTCTGCATCAATCGTTTTTCCCATCTCTTCTCCTTTCGCTTTTTGCAACATATTCTCCGTAGCTCATACCATGCTGCTTTGCTTCAGCTGCGACTCTTACTAATTCGCTTCGATACTTCGGTTCTTTTGCGCCTTTTACTTTCTTCGGTTTGGCTTGCTTTCGTTTCATTGCCAGTTCCTTTTTCTGTTCAGGACTCAAGGCTCTGTATCTTGCCTTTCCTCTCTCACAACACTGTCTTCGGCTTCTTTCTTCTCCGCAAGCCTTGCTACAACACTTCTTTCGGTTGCCGACTATCTCAAATTCTTTTCCACAGACTGAGCATACCGCCCAGCCTTTATTTGCTTCTGCCATTCTTAATCACCTTCCTAGCAACTTACTTTCCAGATCATCCATGTCGTAATGTCTTCTCTCAAAGTTGTTATTGTTCTTCGTTGCGGGTTTCTTATCGTGCCGTTCATCATACTTTCCTTCAAGCACCTTCACAAAATTATTAGGATTGATAAACCAATCGAAGTTCAGTGAGAACCTTGTATCTGTCTTTCCCTGAAGGAAGTCACTCTGTTTGACCTTATCAACAGCTTGTATCACTTTCTCTTCTCCGAATTGCTCAAGTAAGGCAATCAGTGAAGTGCATCTCTTAGAACCCGGGTTGATGCGGTAAATCATTTTGATTCCGTAAGGCCCTAGCTGATTCCATGCATCGATGATGGATTGAATGCTATGCTGCTTTATAGATACGTTAGTATCTATATATTCTTTCTTTCTTCCTTTCTTCCCTTCTTCTATTGTTGTCACTTGCTTGTCACTTGCTTGTCGGTTGCTTGTCGGTTGCTTGTCACTTTGCGTGTCACTCGATTGATACGAGCAGTAATTATTTACCGTAAATACGCTGAATTTGTTATATTTTTTGCTTGTCACTTCGCCTGTCGATTCTAGGTGTTTTATTGCTGTTCTTATCTCTCTAACTGAAAGGTTAGTTTCTTCAGATAATTTGGCTAAAGAAGATACGAATGACCCCCTTTTTATCTCAATTCCTAAGAAAAATCCGTCCTTCCAGTTCGCTTTTAAAAGCATGTGTATGAACAATCTGGAAGTGTTTTTGTCTTTGTACCACCCCCACTCAAGAAGTGACCGATTAATCTTTATGTAATCGCCTTTCATATAATTTCATCCAATCTTCCATTGTCATTGTGACCAGCCAATCCTTGTGATTCTTCCGATGCATTACCGTAGGCATTTCGCCCTCTCTCGCATCGTTTATGGACTGTTCCATAGCGGTATCAATATTAAGCTTCTCTACTCTCTTGCACTCAATATGGATGCCAGGAAGACCAACTACATCCGCATCTCCATTGGATCCGCAGAACTGCTGTCCTCTCCGGCAATCATATCCGTATCTGTCTTTAAGCAGATTTGCTAACTCTCTTTCTCCCTCTTTCCCTTTTCGGTTTGAGTTCATCTGTGTCTACCTCCATGTTGCAGTTCTTGGCTGTTCGCCTTGCTGTTTTTAATGCCCAGCCGATACTCTTCAATCGGCTTTCTTCTTGTCTGATGTACTTCATCAGCATCATTCTTTCTTCTAAGATATTCATGTCTGGAATGAAGTACCCTCTCCCATCTTGCATGTTGAGAATCGGTATATCTCGTCTTGCATAATGGATCATGTCTCTAATTGTTCTATCATCTATACCAGTCAGATCAGACAATTCAGCTCTCGTGATTGCTCTGTCATGTCCGGTTCTGATGTAATCTAATATGTCAATATCGTAAGTCTGCATTGTTCTCCTTTCTCTCCCCGGACAAAGCCGAGGAGATGAATCATCATGGCTCTGATTAAGGATTGTGACATACTGTTTCAGTCAGCCATTAGGAGTTTATATATCAACCTTATCCGCTAGGTTAATACCAGTTATAACCAAGACTTTCCAAATACTTCTCTGAACTCTTCTCTGCTTCCTATATGCTCTTCAAAATGTCTCTGAGCCATCTGCTTAAGCTGTAAGTCCAGTCCGTGATTCGGATTGTCATGTACGCTCCCCTTCTGAAATTCATGTAAATACGGTGCTAGGGGAATCACATATCCGTATCTCTCTGATAGTTTTCGTCTGCTTCCATAGAAGATATGGTGAATATGTGGATATGGATAACCAGTAAAGTAGCAGTGGTTCATATCTTCTGTGAATACGCTCTTCAATAGTTTAGCCAATATCCACACCACACCTTTCTTTCAGCAATCTCTTTTCATCCGGTGTCGCAATCGCAGCATCCGTCATTCCAGCTTCTTTGCAGCTTGTGATAAGTCCATCTATGAGCCTTGCCATCTCTTCTGTGTTGTAAGTGCTCGATCCTCTCAAAAGCTTGTAAGTCCTATACATTACACCGTCTACACCTTGTCTTACTTGTGATGTCGGCATCAGATGATACTCTGTTGATTGCATCAACTTCTGCTCTGCATCTTCCGTATCCGGCACTGTCATGAAAATCGACTTGCCCTCGATTATCTCCGGCTGTCCGTAATGAATCAGCATCAAGTTATGCATTTCTGCATTAGATGTATTCATCAGTTTCGCAAGCTTTGTTAGTAGTACCCAGTAGTAAGCATTAGCATCAAGGCTTCTCTTCTTCCTGTATGGCTTGATTTCAAGGCTTAATACTTCTTTGCCTTTCAATTCCTCATAGGCTTCAAGAAAGTCCTCGTTTGGCTCAAATAGAATGGTCAGACGGTGTGTTACGAAGTCGATGATTGGTTCTTTCAACTTGCCAGTGAACTTCATTTAAACACCACACAGTTGTATCAAATCACTTTCATGATCGAAAATATTTTTGAACTGATTAATCGTCAGATCCTCAATCTTTTCAACCTTGTACATGACTAACACTTTGCTTTCGTCAATTCCCTTCTCTTCAAATGTTTTTCGAAGAGAAATGATATGGTTTTGATTAACTTTTGGTTTTTTTGTATTTCTATTATTTTGAGTCGCACAGAATTCAGTCTGTTGTTGCTTCTTATATTCATCTGAATCCGGATCCTTTACATCATCCAGTAGGAAGAGACCGTTCAATGCATACTTTCTGGCATAACTAGATGCAGATCCAGTTATCTGTGCTTCATCCATTCCCTTCTTTTGCTCCGATTCTCTTGCATAAGCTGTTGTAGAAATTTTTTCTTCTGACTCACAATCCATAAGAATCGCTGTTGCTCTTACATATATTTTTCCAGCAACTTCTAAAATTTCATCTTGCAAAATTAGAGAAACTTTCAAGTCCTCTTCGTATTTTTTAAACTCAGAAAGAATTGTTTCTGCATTTCTGTAATAATAACCACCAAAATTGTTAAACAGTTCTTTTGGTGCTTTTATCTCTCTCTGTATTTTCGACAACTTTTCTTTAAGTGACATCAGACATCCTTCCTTTCGAAGTAAACACCGAAGCTTGTCATTGCCTGTTCAATATCTTTAAGTTCCTCTTCTGTAGCAACAACGGTGTAAATTACCTTCTTAGACTCTTCGCTGCTCAAGAATCTTGCCTGTTCCTCATCTACTTCTTTCAGCTTTTCAACAGTCTCTTTCTCCGCTTTTCTCTTGATTTCCTCTTCTTCGAGAATTCTTCTACGTTCTTCAAGACGGATGCGTTCTCTTTCAGCTTCCAATTCTCTTTCTCTTCTGGCAGCTTCTTCTGCTTCTTTTCTCTTAAGGATCTCTGCTTTCTGAATTTCGTAATTACTAAGGTACTTAATTGCTGATGCCAGATTGTTGTTTTCCATATAGAAGTTGAGAGCAGTTTCTTCTTTTTCTGATCTCATGGCTTTGATAGCATTGATATCAGCATTTGTAGTTGCAACTCTGCTAGTAAGTTCTTCTCTAATGTCTTTCATTTTCGTACCGGCATTCGTCCACTTACTTCCGTAGATTCTTTCCAGTGGAATGTAATCTTGCAATTCTTCCGGAACAATCTCTTCATAAGCAATCTGGATCTCTTCTCTACGCTCTTTAATACGCTTTTCCTCAAACTCTTTAACCTTGCTGTCAATTAACGTGATCGGCTCATCGATCAGTTCGATAAGTTCCTTCACCTTAGCTTCGAACTCATCATAAGGCTTCATGTACTCCTTCTTTACTTCAATTCTTCTCTCGTTCACAGCTGCCTTTTTCTTTCTCAGCTCTGCGAGGTCTTTCTTCGCATCCTTCTTTGTCTCTTCTGTGAATTCTTTCTTTTTGTATTTCTCAAGTTCCATTGAAACCTGGTCTTTAAATTCCTCAAAGTTGGCTGTAATTTCGCCAATACTCTGTACTACATCAAATTTCAGTTCCTGCATCTTCTCTTTCCTCCGCATTGTAATTATCTGCATGTCTCTTATGCATCTTGTGTTGTGTGATTCCTAATTCTTCAAAGGACAGCTCCTCATGCTCCCACACCGATGGTTCTTCGTGCTTGACCGGAAGTCCGATAATTGCTTTCACTGTGTCCAGTTTGATATATCCGTTTTCTTCATTGCTGATGTAAGCTTTGAGCGTTTCCATTCGTGCATCTGTTTTGCACAGCTCTTCAAATTTTGAAACGCTTACTTCAAGTGTTTTTTCTAACAACATCGCTTTCTCCTTTCACAGTGACAGTTCTTGTACTAATTGCAGAACAAGTGTGCTAAATCCGAGAATTTTTTCATCAACATCTCTTTCTCCTCTTATGTACTTTTCTACGTTTGCAAAGATGTATGCTGCTACTCCCATAATCAGATCTTCGTCTTCAACGTCATTCATGTAACAAAACTCTGCTGCAAATATTGGAATGATTGCGTTCAGCTTATCCAAAGTTATGGTAAAATTATCTTTTTTCATTGCTTTCTCCTTTTTAAATTGTTATTATTAAGTTGGTTTTTTACCCGAGTGCCTGAAGGTTGCCGCCTTTGCTGGGCACTCTTTTTTAATATCCGAAGATAACCCATGTTGCGATTCCTAAGACAACTACCAATCCCATCGCAACTACTGTCATAACAGCAGACTTTTTTTCTTCTCTGTCATCATGCTCAATTCTTCTTGGCTGTCTCTTGATATCAACTATCTGGATTGCTCTTCTTTGGATGTCGATCATGTCGATCTGATTCATTTTTCTCACCTTCTTTCTTGTAAGATATACACGGATAACCTCTGCTTCTCTCTATGCAGTGTTTCCTTTTTCTACAGTTGCGACAGTTCATATTCTTCTCTGCCTTCCATTTTTCTTACTAACACCATTGCTTCTACCGGATCGTATTCAGGCACATACTTTTTCGTAGCACCTTCAAGATGTTTAAAGAACCGGTTGTAATCTGCGTAGACCGCTTTATCAATGTATCTGTCAATAATCGCATCTTTTGGATACCGACCTAGCTTAATCTGATTCATGATTCCGTACTTCCGATTCTTAACAGTTCCCATTGACTGACCATACACATCCTTGAAGTACGATGTCTTTGCATACTGAGCAACTGGTTTCTTCTCTTCTTCCAGTACCGATGCAATCTGCGGAAGGATTTCATAGATGCGTTCTAGCTCTGCAACAGCCTGTGCTCTTGTTAGCATCGTCCTCACCTCTCTAATCCTCGTAAGTACGTGGAATCATGTCCTCTGTCAGTGCGTAGAAATCGCTGAGATACGCTCCGTCTTCTGTAATGCTTAAATCAACAGCAACGTTGTTCTCGTTCATCAGCATGATTCTCAACGCACACTCTTCTCCGATTGTTCCGTTGCCAACAGCTAAGACCTTAAAGCCTTTCAATGCGTGTAGCTCTTCAGAATCTCCGTTTACTTTTCCATAATTAAGTTTGTTTATCATTGTTTTTCACCTCACTTGCTATTTTCTATTTCTTCTCCTATACTTTAAATACAGGCACTGCCATGCCGAGTACAAAAGAAAGGAGATTTTTATGACAAGAAATCAAGACTTAATTAACAAAACCGTTGAGATTACCGTAGCTAAACTCTCAAACTCCAACGCTTCTGCAAATAAAGATGGTGGAGCACGTATTGCTGAATTTATGCAGGAAATCTACAACAAATTAGTTGAACTTAGTGAGAATGAAAACTAGTTCAGTTTCGCTCTAGCAGACACCAGCTCTGCTAGAGCTTTTGTTAATTCTGTTAATTCTTGACTTTCATAAATAGATGAAACTTTTTCGATTTCTCTTTTTAAAAAGTCACACACGCATTCTATTGTTGTATCTACTTTTTGTGCTACCATCATTTCTTCTCTCCTTTCTAGGCATCTGTCTGAATTGTTTTCCGCTCATTCTCAAACTTAATAAGGTCTTCTTCCGATACCCTGTACTCTCGTCCGAGTTTAATTGCATTCAGCTTTCGCTGGCGGATCCATTCCCAAACGGTAAATACCTTAACTTGGTATCTTTCTGCCACTTCGTCACAGGTGTACATTTTAGCCAAAAATATCCCTCCTTTTTCTATAGTTATTTATACTTGTGTTTGCCTCGGTTCAGTGATATACTTAGCTTGTCGAAATGAAATATATCAATTTACCGAATTATCTCGTTTAAAGAACTATTTTATCTCGTTCTCCCGAGGTATGTATATACTATACCTCGGTGTAACGAGCTTGTCAATAGTTTTATGTCAATTTGACGAGGTATTTTCAGAAAGGAAATATCATGTATGAAATTTTCAAAAAGCTATGTGATGAAAAAGGGATAACACCTTACAGATTTTGTAAAGAAACTGGCGTAAATACTTCAACTATCAGTACATGGAAGAATAAAGGATCTGAATGCTCTCCAAAAACAGCGAAAGCTATTTGCGATTATTTTAAAGTAAGCATGGATTATTTAATGACTGGTAAAGAAGAAAAGAAAGAGGATCCTTATGAAATTACTTCCAAAGACGAAAAAGACATTGCAAAAGATTTAGAGAATCTCCGTGGAAAATTAATGAATGGCGCAGATGGTCCGCTCTCCTACGAGGGTGAACCTATTCCGGAAGAAGACACAGAACTGCTTCTTGGACAGATCGAATTAATGATGCGCCGGTTGAAACCTATCAATAAGGAAAAATACAATCCTAACAAGAACAAGAAGTAGGTGTTGCAATTGAAAGCACATGATGTTAAGCACTTAGTTGCTTATTACGTCAAAAAGTATGATACTAGAAACCCTTTTAGGCTTGCAGAATATCTGAATGTTGAAGTTCAGACCGGTCCGCTTGGATCCCGCGCTGGATGCTATATGTTCCTCAAGAACCATAAGTGCATCTTCCTTAACGAAGATTTAGAGGAACATGAAAGAACTCTTGTCATGGCTCACGAACTTGCTCATTCGATTATGCACCGAAAGGAAAATTGTTATTTCATTAGAAACAAGACTCTTCTGTTGACTTCCAAGATGGAAATTGAAGCTAATACTTTTGCAGCAGAACTGTTGATACCAGATGAACTGATCTATGAGAATCCTGGAATGTCCAGTGAACAAATAGCGCGCTTATCTGGATATAATGAAATGATTATGAAATTCAAAGAACTGTAATTGCGAGGTTATTATATGAGACCTAGCCAATATCATTACATAAAAAGAATGCTCGTACACGGAATGTATAACCGTAAGCGAGCGAAAATAGCTGCTAAAAACAGAAAGAAAAAGTTAAAGATACTTCATAGAGAAGAAAAGAGACAGCGGAAGATAGCTCATAAAGCATGGAAAAAGGCACAACCAAAGAAAACACACTCACCTACATTCTATAGGAACTGGGCGATAATCGCTGCTATTGTATGGCTCTTTGGTTGGGTGTATTCATTAAATGAGTATCGTGGATTAGATATTGTTCTATCGCTGATATCAGGAGAAATATTATTTGCGCTATATCCATTCTGTAAATTCCTGAAGACAAGGGAGAAGGAAATCCCTGACCTAGAATTTGATAAGGATGTAATACCTTGTCCTCGGTGTGGAGCAGAAATTAACGCAAAATGTAAGTTCTGTACGCAATGCGGTTTTCAAATCATAAGGGATTTTCATTTTCCTCCGGAAGATATTCCTATGAATAATCAATCAGTAGTGCAAGCAGATCCTGTGGATCGAGAAACAGAGCAAAAACAGGAACAGGATATTATGCCAAACACAGAAGAAAAAGCAACTGATGACAACAAAATTATTATATGTCCAGTCTGTGGAACTAAGAATTTAAAGACATACTCTTTCTGCATAGAATGTGGTATATGTCTCAACAATCCAGAAAACTTTCGTAAATATATAAGCCATCCAGTTTGCACTCAGAATCAAGAAAAGTCAGAGAGTCAACCTAAAGAAACTATGGATAATCAGATTCAAAATATCGTTATCGAAAACGGAGATGTATATTTAGCCGATGCAGCTCTGATGGCCGCAGACAAAGATAAGATCGGAATAGGGAAAATTCAACGCGTATACAAGATTGGATTTAACCGTGCTGCTCGTATCATGAATCAGTTGCATGAAATCGGCATAGTTGGTGAAGAAAACGGAACCAGTCCAAGAAAAGTTTTAGTTGATAAAGAAAAATGCAAGGAGATTCTTAAAAATGCTACGATTTCCGAATGTCCGGCACCTAGTTATAAACCAAAACTTACAGATGTTTACGCTGAATTTTGTACCGCATCATGTGAGTTCGATCCAAGCCAAAATTTTCAATTAGCAGAGATTATAGAAGAACCGGTACAAGATATCATCAAGGATGAAGAAGTTAAATCAACCAGCTTATCTAAAGAAGAAAGAGACGCGCTGATTCAATTCTATAAGGAACAATATAAGCAGAAAAAGATATCAGAACAAAAAGCTAGGATGGATGAAAGTGATCGTCTTCGCAAAATTAAGAGTCAGAATTATAAACTCAAAAAGGAAGATGACAAGGAAAATCGTGACCAATATGATGAATTAACAAAATAAGGATATAACTCCCGGAAGGGATTTATATATAAGTATATGGTGTACTTAAGGAACAGGCTCTCAATAGAAAGGAAAAGCTTATGAAAAAGAAACTCGTAGCAATCCTATTAACATTGTCTATGATTGGATGCACGTTGTGTGGATGTACTTCCAGTGAACGGACGGATCAATTATCGATGGAGGATGTCGATAAGCGAATTGAACAGGCTATTGCTGATAACAATGAAACATTTCAGTCTGAGCTGCTTAAAAAGGTTGATGAGCAGATTCAAACAAAATTTGGAGAAATCGATAAACTGACAGATGCAGAGAAAGAAGAACTGTATAATTCAATTATGGCATCCGTAAAAGAAGAGTTAAAGAATAACAAGAGTACTGAGACAGTAAAGACGGAAGTTGTTCGTCAGCCAGTAACAGAAAAGAAATACTATAATACATATACTACTGTAGTAGCTCCGGAGCAGAAACCGTCAGAGGAAACAAAACCATCTGACGAGCAGAAGCCATCCGAAAGTAAGCCTGAAGAATACCCTAAGATTGAAGATGGAACTATTATTGCTGTTGCCAATGATCTTCCGTATACATTCACTTATGATAAAAACCTCAGTTTTACTGTGACAAATATCTCGGTTAAGGCATATAATCACGAAAGTGAGCCGTATCAAGAGATTGAATATCCTTACGAATTAAGAGTGGAAATAAGTGGAACGTATGATTCTAGTGACGAGATTGAGATTCATAAAACGATATTCGGATATGTAGTATTGGATCCACATGGATCATCGTTTAAAATGAACGAAGGTTATAGAGATAGCGAAAATCATACATTCTCTTCATCTACTACTATTCCAGTGAGAATGTTACCTAACAGTGTTACATTCGTAGGGAATGAAAGTTAGGAGGGGATTGTTATGAATATAAAAGAATACACTTATGATAATAAGCTTTCTTCATTATCTGATACAGAATTAAAAACTTATGGGAAAGAACTACTGGCAAGACAATATGCCGGTGAAGAACTTACAGATGAGTTATATACAGAGTTGAGAGATGTATGTAGCGAATTTGTAAACAGAGATAATTAAATAAAATAAAACCGCTCCTGTTGGCGCAGGAACGGTTGACACACCAAACTCCGAAGAGCGGTGCAGATTATATGAAGCAATAATATTGTATCATCTTCGGGGCAGTCATACAAGTAGAACTGTTGTTCTGTTGTGGGGCTGTTATTTTTGTACTCAAATATAGAAAGGAAGATGATTATGTGGGTTGAAGAAAGAAAATCAGGATTTAAATTTATTGAACGCTACACAGATCCAATGACAGGAAAAGTCAAACGAGTCTCAATTTCCATGCCAAAGAATACTGCAAAGAATCGCAAGTTGGCTGCTGCTGCACTCCAAGAGCGCATTGATCAGGAACTAAAGACAGCATCAACACAGAAAAAAGACCTTACCTTAAAGGAACTCACAGAGCTATACAATGCTGAACAACTGAGGACAGTCAAGCAGTCTACGTACAACAGGAATTGTGGAGCGTGTAAGTCTATTGCAAAGATTCTCGGACCATCTACCATTGTATCGAAGTTAAATGCGGGATATATCAGAGAACGTTTTCTCGCTACTGGCAGAGCTCCTGGAACGCTCAATGAATGGATGGTAAGGTTCAAGGCTCTGCTAAGATGGGGATACCGTAATGATTACATTGAAGATATCTCCTATCTCGACAAGATTGAACGGTTTAAAGATGTTTCTCACCGTAAGAAGATTGAAGACAAATTTCTTGAGTCCAGCGAAGTGGAATTGTTGCTTGATGAGATGAAAGTAGAAAAATGGAAAGTGTTAACAGAATTCCTCGTCCTGTCTGGTCTCCGATTCGGCGAAGCAGCTGCGCTCGAGAAATCAGATGTTGATTTGAGAAAGCGTGTGATCCATGTCACGAAAACCTATGATGTCAACAATGACATCGTAACAACCCCAAAGACGGACTTTTCTATCCGAGATGTATATATTCAAGACGAACTAGAAAAAGTCTGTAGAAAGGCACTGAGAATGGCTCAGAACGACAATGTGATACAGTTTAGCAACCTATTGTTCACTGGTACAGTTCGTGAGCACATTGACCACTTCGCTTACAACAAATACCTCAAGGAAAATTCCATGAAAGCTATCGGTAGAAGCATCACACCACACACGCTAAGACATACACACGCAAGTCTGCTAATGGAACAAGGAATTGATATCGACAGCATCTCAAAAAGACTTGGACATAATGACAGTAAGGTCACAAGAGAGATTTATTTGCACGTAACTCAGAAGTTGGAAAGCAAACGAAATGAGCAGTTGAAAGAATTGAAAATTTTATAGTCTGCCCCCTTTTTGCCCCCCTTTTGGAATTTTCGTAAAAGAAAAACCCCGGAAACACCGCATTTACTGGCACTTCCGGGGAAAGGTTCAAAGCTGTCTAGGGGACTTGAACCCCCGACCTCCGCCTTACCAAGGCGACGCGCTACCGACTGCGCCA